TCCTACTAATGTATCAGACTCTACCGTAACTGAACTATTTGCAACATCAATATCTAATACTTGATTTCTAATAGGAACAATATCGTTTGAATTTGGTTTAACCGTAATTTCTATAACCGTAGAAGCTGCACCTCTTATGTTTTCTATATTAGAAACATTTAAAGAGTTTACTTCAACTTTACCTGTTGAATAGTCTATTGTACCTTGTGTGCTGTTTGCATATGATCTAACAGCGCCATCATTTTTATATCTTCTTACATTACCTTGACCATCATCATCTAAAAAGAAAACGTCTGTAGTGTTACCATCAATTTTAAATCCTGATGATTCTAAAATACCACCAGAAGCAGAATTGTGACCTGAATGTGGATTGTATAATGCGTTTGCAAAGTTAATTGTATATTTTGTAGAACTGCCTAATGTTGGTACAAAAGACTTTCTCATTTTGATTGTAGTTATGTTTGATAAAATACTTTCGTCTGTTTCATCAATTAATCCTGTTAATTTTGAATATCTAAAAATTGTATCAAATGATTGTAAAGTATTTGCGTTGTAATTTGTTAAAGTTGTAATAACGTTTGATTTGATTGTGTCAGCAGTTTTAGGTGTGCTTGTTTCATCAAACTTAACGTTAGATGTAATTAATAAATCTGTTGTTTCAGGATCAATAATAACTGGTGTAACTGAAGCAACTGAATATTTTTTTAAATCTTTTACTATTCTATCTTTTGTAGCGTCTGTAAGATTAGAACCACTTGTTGGTAAAATAGAAATATAAACTCTACCATAGAATGGCGTTTCAGCGTCTTCACCACCCCAAGCACTAACTGATTGTGTGTTAGCATAAAGTTGTTTTACTTTTGATTTGTAATCTTCTACCGTAACTGCTCTATCTTGTGACGCATAAAAACTAGGTGCATTAAATTTAATACTTTGTAAACTTTCAGGTTCGGCACCACCTTGTGCTGATGAATTGACGGTTGTGGTTATATCTGTAAAACCAGCAATTGAACCTGATAGTGTAAATGATGTTGCACCGTTAGCTTCTGTTTTGTTTGTTACAACATAACTTATATTAATTATGTTACCATCTTCTAATAATTTACCAATAACACCATCACCAAAATATATTTCATATTGACCATCTTCAGCTTCTTGTAAAAAATAAACTTTTGATGTACTATCTAATTCTGTAATTGAAGTTGCTCTAGTGTATGTGTTTTGTGTTACGTCCGATGTACTATTTTGTACAACAACTTTTATTGTAGTTGTATCTGCTCTATCACTAGGTATTAAAAATCTTTGGTCAATGTCTGTACTATCATTTGTGTAACTATAAGTTACATATGTGCCTTCGTAAACATCTAAACTTTGACATGTGTAAACACCATCAATTGGTTGTACTACTTTATCTCCTACTGAAACAAACGTATAAGTTAAACCATCTATTGATGAAGTAAATTTTGTACCTGCAGGAATTGTAATTGTTGATCCTGTACCATCATTGATTACTAATTTTAAATCAGCAATTGGTGCTCTAGCAGAGTTAGGTGTGTAACCTACTAATTTAGCCAATGACGCAACACTTGATCTTAATTGTGCTGTGTCCATAAACATTTCGTTTGCTACGAAATTTGCATTGTAAGCTAAATAGTGTGTATTGTAAGCAAGTAGATCAAGCAATATTGCCATTGAACTACCTTCAAAGTTGTAATCTTTAAATTCGTTTTGATTTGATAAAAATCTTTTAAGTGAACCTTTTATATTCTCAAAATCTAATTCTGAAATTTCTAATTTGTGTTGTGCCATCTTATCTTACTCTTTGTAAAAATGTTGATACTGAAATAGGTTCTTCTACGCCATTAATTAAAAATGAAACCATAATATCTAAACCATTATTCGTTTCATCTTCTCTAACAACTACGTCTTCTACTGAAACTCTAGGTTCGTATTTTTCAATTGCCATAGCCACTCTATCTTTGATAAGTACCATAACAGGTTCAGTTAAATTTTCAAATAAGAACCCTCTTAAATTACAACCGAAGTCAGATTTAAAAGGTCTTTCGTATCTGTTTGTTAAGATTATATTCTTAACTGCTCTTTTTATGGCCTGAACATCAAATAACTTTGCAACATCTTTAGTTGCAGGATTTTTAGTAAAACTTAAATTCAAATCGCTGTAAATACGATTTGATCGTTTACTCTTATTCGTTGTCGTTGCGTCATAGTTTGAAAAGGCCATAGCAATATTTATATGACTTTACTGACCATTTACTAATACATTTAAAGAACCTGAAATCATTGCACCTGCGTCAGCACTATCTCCTACACGTCCCCAAGGTATACCACCTATTTTAACGTTATCTGATCCTACATTTAAGTTTGCAACATGGGCAGGACACAACGGAGCAGGTGGAAAAGTGTGAGATACGGTAGGAGTGCCTTTTACAGCACCTGGAATTGCATTTGCCTTAACCGTTCTTACTAATGAAGTTGATAAATTAGTGATTCCAGTACAAACATGACCTGTACTTAATGGATCACCTTCTCTAACTGCCATATTAACCTCTTTGTCTTGCTTCTAACGCAGCTTTTCTTGCTAATCTTCTTTGTTCAATAATAATTGATTGACGAATCTTTCGTCCTACTGGTATTTTTACCGAATCTACGATTTTTTTGCCTTTTTTACTAATATATTCAACGCCAATGATTTTATCCTTGTAATCCCCTTGTACTGCCATTACTGCTTTCTTCAAACTCATGGCTTCCTTCTCTTTTTCGTCACCAGATTCGTTCCAGAACTTAAAAATTCTCATTTTTTTCATAATTTCCTCATTTTTTAGTGTTTTTCAAGTATTTATGTTCTCTTTTTGTTCTCATATGCCCAAAAATCGCAGAAAACAAAGGGAAAAAACGGACTTTTTGACCATTTTTTTCCATTTTTTACTTGATTTTTCACTAAAAATACGGTATATTAATAGTATATGAAAACAACAAAGGAAAAAAACACTATGAATACACTATTTAGTATAATAACTATACTTTCGGCTATACTTGCCGTTGGTTCTATTGAAGATTGTGGCGGTCATTGTATGGGAAATGAGAACTGGACAATGTTTGCTGTAATGTTTACTTCAACTATCGTATTTGCTGTATTATCAGTAATGACTATGAAGGAGAATCAGTAATGTATTATATTTCAGAATTACATATGGGCGGTCCTACATTAGATTATAAGTTAATGGATTCTACTGATTGTTGGGGACCTTATAAATCTCTTTCAAAAGCAAGAAAGATGTTTAAAGAAAAAGTATATAAAAATAAAAACTTAAACCATTGGGATTTTATGATTAGAGGACCTTATAGAACTAATAGATTAGGTCATAAAACAGAATGGTACAACGTAAAGAGTAAATAGTATGTTTAGACTTTGGGTAACAATCGTAATATTACAATTATTATTAACTATCGGTGTTGTATTTGCTGAGGAACATGACGTTTGTAAATCAGAACAAAAATATAGTCAGATATGGTATATTAATGGTTGTGATGGTGAAACATTAGAAATTAAAAAAGTAAAGGTTGTAGATAAAAATAAAGACAACCCATGGAAAGGTTACCCTTATAATTCAGGTGAGATACCAAGGGACGCTAATCCAGATGATAAAATCTTAAAACACTATTTAAAAAAATATATTAGTTATGGTAAAAATGATGGATCAAATTATTTTAAAGTAACAAAAGATAAAAACAAAATTAAAGAATTTGATTTTAATCTTCAAAAGGATGATTTTGTAACTGAACAATTAAACGAAACAGCATTATTAAGTTATTTAATGTATGTTGATGGACAGATTGTTATTGATGAAATTTCTCCTAAAGATAGATTTGGTAAAATATTTACAAATAAAACTAGATACGTTTCAAACTCGGTTGGTAAATCTATAACTTCGTATATTGCTGGTCACGCTATCTGTAGAGGTTACATTGATGGTATACATTCAACAATAGATTGGGATATTTTTGATAATACGGTATATGATAATGCTAAATTAATTGACGTATTAAACATGGCGTCTGGTATAGAAGAATACTATGTAGATGAAAATTTTAAAAACTCAAATAGATGGCCTAACAAATATTCTGTTCAAAGTATAATGAAGAAAGAATTAAAAAATACCGTTGCAGGTGAAAACAAATATTTCTATGCAAATATGGACACCAACGTAATCGCAAGTTATGTAGTACATAAAATGGGTTGGAAAAATTATAAGAAAATGTTAAAAGAAATATTTAACGATAAAGTTGGTATTGAAAATCATGTAGTAATGCACCAACAACAAAAAACAAAAAGAAGTCAACACTCATTAACTTATGGTATGTATTTAACAAGATATGATTATATGAGAGTTGCTGTTGCAATGTTAAATGATTGGAACAATAATACTTGTGAAGGTCAGTATTTAAAAGATTTATACGAAAACAAAATAAGTAAAGGTGATGATTATAACGTAAACAATTCTTCAGAAAGTATGTCCGACTCAAAATATTATGCTGGTCAATTCTACGTAGGTATGAACGGTGATGAAAGACCTATTTTTATTATGAGTGGTTTTGGCGGTCAAAACATTAACATTGATTTTGAAAATAATAAAATCATCTCAATCATGTCCATACATAGAAACTTTGATTGGATGAAATTAGTAAACTCTAAATTTTAAATAATATCAAAAGTACCTAATATCATACAGACTATAACATAACAGATATAGCCTAGTAAAAGGTAACCTATTA